GTCAATGATTATAAAATGGAAGAGGGCGAAGAACCTGAAATACTAACAACTGGAGATGCTCCTCTTTCGGTTGTTGTAGTTCCTTGTGGATTACAAGGAAAACATCTTATGGATGCGGGAGAAGAAGGAGAAGAAGGAGAAGAAACATCAACTCCTAGTCAATGGACAAATGGAGCATATAACATCAATGAATTGTTAAACACAAAAATTGGAAATGATGTGTATGTAGGACCAGGAGTAAATGTTGCAGACGATGACTTCAACGATTATCCAGAAGCATATCAAATGATGCCAGTTGGTGGTTACTTTAAAATTGGTGATGACCCATGTGCAAATAATCATGAAGAAACAATACACTTCCATAAACACGTTGTGCAAATGTATAGACTCCCTGCATATATGTTAGATTTTATTGTTCCATCAGAAAGTGAATCAGAAGGTGAAGATGGTGGCGGAGAAGGTGAACCAGAAAATCTTGGGCCAGAAGAAATTTTCTTCTTTGATGTTCCAAATGCACACGATGGATTATGCGGTTGTCTTGAATAGTAAATGAGTACACATAGAATATGTTGTTGTGGATGTGGCGATAAACCTTGTAATGGTAATGAATTTTTATATGAAGATACAACAGGCAGTTGCCCTATTTGTGCAATAGGAGAATCAACATACACTTATCCAGGCTATGAACCTCTTGCTCGCATGCCTGGAGAAGAAGATTATTTGTTTATAGGAGAACCCTGTTGGTCTAACTTAGTGTGTGATGAATATGGTGAATGTAAACCTCCAATGATTCCACCACATTATTATCAGTTTGCATCTCCTATGGGATTTCTCCCGTGGGCGCCTCAAGTATTTGGAGAATGGATAGATATGAAAAGTCCACTTCAGCCAAAGGGTGATTGTACTATGCATTGTACAGAAGAAAATATTGGTTGTCATAAAGTTGCATTCGTTGGTAATGTTGGAAACTATTATAATTTGGGGTTTAAATGTAACAAGAAGGTTTCGTCTGTTCCTCCAGAAAATGATGAAGATTTTGGAAATTGGCAATGGACAAGAGAATGGATACAATCTGGTGGTAAGTTGGTTGTTATGGGAGAATCGAATCCCTGCTTGCGGAGTTCTTTAAAGTTTAATAAACCAGAACCTTTTTATACGTCTACAGGATGTAATATTCCTTGTGATGTTGAAAATGTGTTTGCCGAGTATCCAGACGAAAATGTTCCCGGCGAAATAATATCAGAAAGATTAAAATTGTTTGCCGAGTTTTGTGCTGACGGTTCAACTGGGGAATTTGGTCCAGAAGGAATTACAGGACCAGAAGAATTTTTTGAATTTAATACTGATATAATCAATGAACTTGAAAACATGTACAATGAAGAAGGGGATATTATTGGCACCAAACCGTGTTGTCAAAAAACCCTAAAACCATTTAAGAAAAAACCAGAAGGTTCAACGGGTGGGAAATTACCATTTTCTGTTTTTACTTTTAATGCGCGTGGATTAGTTCCTATTAATAAAGGAAAATCATTAGTTGGAAGTTGTGATAGTAAAGAACAGGATTGTACAATAGTATATAAACAAAACGGTAAAGGTGCAGTTATTGTAGTTTATGATAGTGATGTGTGGGGTATGACTGCAACACAAAAACCACAATTGATGTTTGCAGCTGCGGCAGAAGAAATGGGCTTGACACCAGAAGAATTTAAGGAGAGAACTTGTAATAATGATTTTTGGAAATTTTTATGTGAAGAATTTCTTATCGATGAAGAAGAACCATATGAACCAAATGAATGTGAGGGGCCAATATTTTGGAATAATATGGGTCCCGAATACGAAGACAACGAATGTCTTTCAATTGCCGCATGTTGTTTTTCAGATGGTACTTGTGAAGATATGAATGCTTGGCAGTGTTCTAAATTGCTTGGAAAGTGGCAAGGAAGATGTTTAGGCTGTGATAACAGCAACAATAACACCGCGGGAGATTGGTGTTGTCCTACATGTTCTGATATGGGTGGAGAAGAATAATGATGGCATTTATTGAACCTTGCGAAGTTGAAGAATTATTGGGGTCATGTTGTACTTGTCAATATACATCAGAAGGTGAAGATAGTGGAGAAGATGGAGGTGAAGATAGTGGAGAAGGTTGTGGCATTCCGTGGGGTTATCCATGCCAAGAAGGCGGTGATGAATGCGCTGGGGGGTATTGTTGTAGAAATATGGGTTTGAATTTTTTGTCGAGCCTGCCTCATAGTGCAGTGCAATGCACAGATGGACAGGCCTGCAATCGTTGTTGGGATTGTGTTGGCAATGTTGGAAACGAAGATGATTGTCAAGGTTGTGAAGGTCATTCGTGTCAGGGTGATTGCACATACGGATATGCTTGTCATTACCAAGACTGCGATCACCTTGGTGGAGGCAAGAAGTGTTGTGTTCCGTGGAACGCATATTGCATGGATGATGAAACTTGCGGCTATAATTACTGGCCTGATTATTATGAGTGTGAAGATAGTTATTATCTGTGTGGTTCAACTGGACAACCGCCTATACCGAATGGACATCAGTTAGAATCAACTGTTACTGGTGCATGCTGTATGCATGAATACATCGATGATAGGTGGGTGTATATTGGATGTGAAGAAGTCCGATATACTGAATGCTCCCAGCAGGTTGGAACTTGGTGGGGTCCATACACAACCTGTGGGGAGTTTGAAGAATGCTGTGAATATGCTGGGCCGAGCGCGTGTGTGGTTGATACAGATTGTGACATTGATTATTGTTGCTCTAATTTTGGTAATTGTGTACCGTGTGCATCTTGTGATTGTCAATGTATTGATAATGTTGAAGAATGGGAATGCTGTGAAGAAACAAATGGGGACGGATTATGGCATGCGGGTGAAACCTGTGAAAGTTATGATTGCGAAGAAGATTGCCCAGATGATGAACCCGAATGTAGTCCCAACAACCCCTGCCCACTGTGTTTTTCCTGTGAAGATGGGGGTTGTGTACCAGAATGTGAAGAATCAGCTGATTGCCCAAATAATAAATGTTGCATGTTTGGGTGTTGTGAAGATTGCGATGATGAATGCCAGCAAGATTTGCAGTGTTCTGGCGAACAATGCTGTAAGAATGGTTCATGCACATATAATTGTCCAGACTGTGAAGACGATGATGAGTGTCCCGGAGAACAAGAATGTGAAGATGGCATATGTGTTGACCCACCAGACCCACCAGAAGACGACTGCGTAGACGATAGTGGCTGTCCACAAGCAAAATGTTGTGAAGACGGTGAATGTGTTGATTGTGAACCAGACCCACCAGATGATGGGTGTATGGGTGATGGAGATTGCGAAGATAGTGAAGATGGAACAGAGATGTGTTGTATGGCACTTCCTGATGATGGGGGAAATATATGTTGGCCTTGTGATTTTATAGATGAGTGTGGTTGTTGGTTTGAAGGTAATTGGGTACAATGCGAGACTATATGTGGTCCTAACGAATGTCAACCAGGTGATGACCCAGATGAGTATGGCCAATGTGTCTATTGTTATTGTTGTTGCCCATTTGCCGATTCTGCTTGCCCATTTTCGTTATGTTTCTAGTTTATAAATAATAAAGAGAACCAAATATGAAGAAAGTACAACTAATATCAAAACTAACAGAATTTGCAAATACCGCATATGTTCATAGCAGAAAAATAACTCATGCACATGGTGGTGTGTGGGATGAGTATCCGTGTGCAAACCCAGACGGTCCAGTAGACAATTGTGATTGCCCAGAGGATGATGATTTGTGTAATTGCCCTTGTCAAGAATTAAAACCAGATTCAGAAGAACAGGTTGAAAGAATAAACAAAGAAAAATTTGGGGAACTTGAATGGTGGGAAGAGCCATTAGAGGGATTATTGGATACTTTTGGTGTTGGACGATTAGAAGAACCCATTACTCCTGAAGATTTAGCAGAACCAACTCAAAAACAAGTTCAAGATGCAGAAGAATCCATTAAAGAGTGTGAGTTGATTAAAGGTGTTCTTGGAGAAGAATATTTGGGGTGTTTATGGAAGGATGTAAAACATCCAAGTAGTTGCAACTGTCCCTGTGTCGGTGAGAAGTTTGGCGAATATCTTGGTCTAACAAGAACCTATGCAACATATTGGGATACAGAACCCAACCAACCATTGATAAGAAACGCACAAATGTCGCTTATGAATTCACAAACGGTATTGATACACATTATGCCGGATTATACTCTGAGGCCGGGTATGTGTATTTACATAAAAGACCAAGAATTAGGATTGGAACAAGAAAAAAAGTTTGGTGGTAGATGGTTAGTTTCATCAATCACACATAATATTGGCGGCTTTCCATTAGCGGCGTCGATGGCCGTTGTGGGTATACGAGATACTCAGGTGAAGGATCCCAACGAGAAAGGGGAATCTCCAGAATAATTAATTATACAAATATCGAAACCAATGCGATATGGTCTTTATACATACAGTACCATAACAACACAAACCATATGGAGAATAATAAATGGCCACTGTAAGTGCAAACACCGACATTAATATAGATTTAAGTAGAAATAAATTTACTAATGATGTATCAATTATGAGAGATGTTAATTCTATACGACAATCTATCATAAATATAATACTTACAATTCCTGGAGAAAAACCATTCGATAGGAATTTTGGAACAAGAATTGAAGACTCTTTATTTGATAATTTCACTTATCAAGACAGCATAAATACCCAAATGGAAATAAGAAAAACTGTAGAAGCATATGAACCAAGAGTTACAATTGATGAAGTAATAATGGGAGATGTCCCATACGATGAAACCACCAGTGTTGTTCCTGGTCATTCAGAATCGGCCGCAAAGGCATCAGCATCAGACACCAATCAGTTGTATGTTTATATTTCATATTTTTTGGTAGGGGCTGCGAGTGGCCCATTGGTTAAAGATACAATACTAATTGGGGTACAAAAGGTAAGATAATATGGCACAAGAACCAAATGTAAATCTTGGAAGTTTAGAGTTTGAATCTATTAAAGATAGTATCATAGAGTTTCTTAAAACTCAAGACACTTTAAAGGATTTCGATTATTCGGGATCCGCAGTTCAAGTACTTATTGATGTTTTAGCATATAACACAATGTACTATGGCCACTATTCAAATATGGTTGCCAGTGAAATGTTTCTTGATTCAGCACAAAGACTATCGTCATTAATATCACTCGTTAAACCTTTGGGATATGTGATACCTGGTAAAATATCTGCTAAAGCAAAGGTAAAGGTTCGTCATGGCGGTCAACAAGGAACACCACTAAGCAAATATACCAGATTTTCTGGAAGAAATGAATCGGGGACAGCATACTCTTTCTATACAATTAATGATTATGCATTAAACCTTGACGGAGAAGCAATTGTAGAGATATTTGAGGGGAAAAGTTTAACTAAAGAAATTCCGTTATTGGTTGATAGAAAAACACAAAAGGGATTTTTGCACGGATTAGATATCGATATTTCCACGATTAACATAGAAGTAAAAGTACATGGAAGTGCCGAATGGGACCTTTGGTCAAGAGCAGATAATATACAATCTGGTTTAAACGAAACAAGTAATGTGTATTGGATGGAAAGAAGTGAATTGGGCTTCTTTGTTGTGTTTGGTGGAAATGTTGGAATTAATACGACTGTGCAAGTGGGAAAACAAATAGGACCAAATGATTTAGTACGAGTATCGTATTTGAAAACTAACGGCAATGCAGGAAATGGAGTTGGTGCTTTTTTAGTTCAAGGAGTTACTGTTCAGGGAGAAACTGATACGCTGTCAATGTCGTCTGGTGGTGCAGATGAACCAAATTTAGAATCTATTAGATTCTTTGCACCAAAATGGTTTGCCGCACAAGATAGAGCGGTGACGGTAGAAGATTGTAGAGCATTGTTGGCAAGATATGGATATGCAGGTAATTCTGATGATCCCTTATCAATGTTTAATGTGTGGGGCGGGGAAGAAATGGACCCTCCCATGTACGGCAGAGTTTTCGTTTCGGTTAATGAGGACAATGCAATAGATTTGGCAATCCTTGCAGAAAATACTGTTGCACTATTAAAAGAAAAAACATGTGTTAGTATTTTACCAGAATTTGTGAATCCTCAACAAATTGAAGTTGTTGTTTCGGGATCTATTGGATGGGATCCAATGAGGACTGTTCTTTCGCGAGAACAAATAATGAATAAAATTTTGAATGCAATGGCAGAAAAATATCCTCTAAAATTTAATAACACATTTAGCACATCTGAGATTTCTGGTATTATCAATTCTCTTGGCGACACCGCGGTGTATACCGATTCAGGCAGTTTTAATTTTGCCGTCAGAGGGAAAGTATTAGGACCACAATATGGTAAAGTAAATGTTAATTTTGGAAATGAATTGAAACAAGGTAATGTTAGTTCTTCTGAATTTCCCGCGGGACCACTAATTACTGCTGATTATGATATTCCTGCTGGCCAAATGGTGAGAATTAGAACTCGCGGTGGTTTAGATAATCAAGGAAAACAAAAATTAGAAGTATTTTATCAAAATGAAAACAATACAATAAGTCGTGTTCCAAATGTTGGTATATTTATACCAAGTAAGGGGAAGATAGAAATATATGCGGGTGTTGCTGATACGGATTTTTATGTTACAGTGATTCCAAAAAATCCTGTAGTTGTAGCAAATCAACAAATTATTTCTCAAGCAATTATAGATTTAAATTTTGTAAGAGTATAGTGTATAGGATTTGATATAAATGTTTATTAACGGTATTCCATTCAATCAGCCCGCACATAACGATTTTTATCAAATGATTTTGGTGGGGGAAAAAATTGATAGGCTGGAAGATCAAGCATCAAACCAATACATTGATATTCGGCATCTATTTCCAAGATATATCTTATTCAGAAGTGAATCGTCTAGTCCAACAAACTACTTGGTAAAATTTACTCAAGCATATTATGATTGGTTATATAATTTTGGTGGTTATAGATTATTTTCTTTACCTCTCCATTCTATAGCAATAAGTGAATTATTGGATATCGACCATACACCTGATGACTTTTTAAAGCATTTTATATACACATATGCTCCTGGATTTCCCGATTGGTATCTTGATAATGGAAACGATGCCGGGGCGCCACCTGAACCACCCGACACAAGTCAATTCCCGAATCAAATGTCGGATAAAGAACCGAGAAGGTATGAAGGAGTAGATGCGGAAGGTGGAATTAGAACATTTATAAAAAATATTCGACAAGCATTTTATCAAAGAAAAAGCACAGAAGATGCTTATCGATATTTCTTTCAATCTTTATATGGTGCAGACCAAGATGCTGAATTCTATTATCCAAAGACAGATATTTTTCGATTAAATGGTGGTAGATTTAACGGACAACATATTTACGGTCATATCACAGGCATGCCGGATTCTGAAGCACGACCGTTTAATTGGTTGACTGATGAGGAAGTTGAAACGCCTTGGAGGCCTAATTATTATGATGTATTGCCGAGTAGCACCCTAAACGGGAGATGGAGATTTCAGGACAGTTATTGGTTTCAGGAATATTCATATGTTGTTAAAGGACATATACCATTTACCGACTCAGAAACAGGATTGCCGATTTACTTTGATGCTTTGCATGAGATGCTTCATCCCGCGGGAATGAAAGGTTTTTGGGAAAAGACTGAAGACGATTATATTCCACCTGATGATTTTGATGGTGGTTTTAATTTCTGTGAATCTCCAAAATTAGAAAACTATTTCGGATATAGAATGGACGATACAGATTGGGATAGTCCCGGAAAATGTATGGGTTGTTCTGGAAGTGGCCACACATATGATGGACCGACGGCAATGTTTTATGGTTATAGTGAGTCTAGTTTAGGTGGAATGACAGGATGGACATTTGGAAGTGGGTGGGACACTATAGGCAAGGGTGGAATTTTTATACCAGGTGCTGGCATAAGACCAGGAGGCTCCACATATGCTTCTTGGGGTGGTGGTTCGGCAGATATACCAAGAGATTCAGAAACTGGAGATTGGCCTGCTGGATCAACATATTCACAAATATATGGCGCGGCAACACATTTCTATCCTCATTGGGCATTAGGAATATGTGGTGATATCCAACACAGCACACCATTTAAAAGGATATATATAGGAGAGTTCATACGGTTATGTCCTTTGGAAAATAGTCCAAATCTCGGTCTAACTGGATGCACTGCAAACTCATGTTAAGGAATTTTTATGGCTAATATATTAACAAACACACCCACAGGGATAAAATCTCAAACTGAGCCTTTGCGGCAGTTGCAAAACATGCTGGGTCTATCTTTAATATTGGGAAGAGTTTCACATTTGGATACTATACAGAATACTTCCCAATCTGTAAATGATATTAAAAACCATATGGTATATGCACGGGCTGTGAAATTTAATGAGATTAATAGAGTTGCGGTAGTACAGCCAGGAGAAACAAAATATGTTTTACCTACAACCCGCCCTAGCTGCTATAGGGGCGATGGGACATCAGCAGTATCACAACAAAGTGGGAAGGCATATGCACTTGACGGTGCTGGATATATGCATGTAATATTGGGAAATAGTAATTTAAATTGGTGTCAAAATAGATACGATGGCGAGAGTTTTAGAAAGGAACTTCCAACACATAAAGGTAATGGAATACAATATACATCTGATGGTTGGGCTTATGTAACCGTAGGCAAAATGTTTGATGGTATTAATCCTATTATCGGCAATTATTTTCCTGTTGTAAATTATATGGATCAGTACAATGAACTCATGGGGTTGAATCGTAAAAACGAAAAAGCACAATCGACAAGGATATGTGGTTCTGCTAACGAACAAACTACAGGAACTTGTTGTTTATATTATAAAGAGAATTATTATGATTCTGTTGCAGGTGTGACATGGAGTGCGGGGGATTATTATAAATGTACATGTGCAAAATGCTATCATTGTCTAGAAATAGCAAGGTCTTTGGACATGGATTATGTGTTTACTAAGTTTGTTGGGAGTGGTCCTACTGGAGGAACAGGTGAAAGGTGTCAAGATTGTGATTTAGACAATTATCCAAACAATTGTGGACCTTGTCCTTGTGTCGTAGAAACTAATGATGAAATTCAAACTATATTAAATAATCCACTTTTACCACCAAAAGGTATGGCAAAAGAAAATGCAAGGATTGCAAAAAGTTGTAAAGGTTTAGAGGGTACTGCTTTAATGCACTGTAATCTTGATGGAGTAGATTATACCAAAAGAGAAATATCTAGATTGTATTGGGGTAAGAAAAAAGAAATAACTCTTGAAGGACTTCAAGATGATACAACGGGTTATGATAAAACGGTTTATAGTTTAGTAACAGAAGTTATGAATAATACAGAGTATGTTGTTGGTATAAATGTTATAAGTATTGGTCAATACACAGCAAAGCCATCATTTTCAGAGGATGCACTAAAAAGGATAGTGCCTGGATTAAAAAAGTCAAATTTCGATATACGCATGCTTCCAGATTGGTCTAAATTATCCGAACTTGAAGAATTGGTGGGAGGCACCAGAATTCAAATAATGGCAGAGATAAGCATTCCAGATATCGCGCGCAAAACAAATATTGATACATTTAACATCTATGCTCTTGGAGTTCCAAAAACAGTAAAGAACGAACCACTTTTTGCAAATACTGCCGACACAACAAGTAGTTCTGGGTTAATGTATAGAAATAAAAATGTTACAATATCCGATGGACTTTATGCCTCGTTGACCGAGGCGCAAACCGCGGTGGGAAAAGAACAAGGTCAAGAAATTAAAAACACAACAGACAACAATATTTCCGTTACAGCAAATGCTAAAGCACTTAATACAAACACTAAAGATTTAGAAATATTCTCAAACAATAAAAATAATCCCACAGAAGATTCATTTTCATATTCTTTTGGTGGCAAAATATGGACAGCAGATATTAGTGCATGGTCAAAACCAACCTCTGCATCAACCGGCGAACTGCTTGATGCACAAAAAACAGATATTCTTCATGTGAATGGATTTTCTTTGAATATTCCAGATGCTAAGAAACAGGCCGATGTTTCAGGATGGATCAATGCAACATTCACCATGAGTTTAACAATATGACATTTAGGAGTTAATAAAAAATGCCAAATAGTACACTACCAATTAGAACAGGAGGAGACCCATCCTTTCCCTTATCCCCCGAACCACATTTAAGTAGGGTAGAGGGAAATGTCGCAACCAATAACGATTTTATATCTAAACCAAAAAATTATCAATCTCTTGCATATACACCAGGATTTCCTTTACAAGCGTCCGAGTTAAACGAAATACAAGAAAATTTCCAATTACAAATGACTCTTACTATTGCTATGATGAACAATTGGATTACATCTGGAGCAGGTCCAATGTGGAGAGAGGCACAGCAAAACATTCCAGGAGATGGTGGAAATTTTAATGAATTCTCACCACCTGTAAGTACAGGAATAGGTGTGGGTGGCCAAAATTCGGCTAATGGTGGTCATGTTGAGGAATTTGCAATTTCTGGGCCTGGTTGGAGAGGTGCTACACCCCTTCACCCCTTTGTGTGTCCCTATCTTGATATGAGAAATCCAGATTATGGTGGTGGTAATATTCACGATAAACAAGTAGAAGTAGAATATCTTGCAATGGGAGACGAATTAAAAATAACATTTAATCCTGGGTGGTGGTGTGTAGAACTTCCGAGAAGAAATTCGTCGGCCGCAAATGACAAGCAATTCATCAGCGGATTAAAGCATTGGATTTATATAGATGAATCTATTGAAGTGGGACCAATTCCTTTACCTGCTCCAACTAACATAAAAGATGTAGAAATTCCCGTAGGTCTTGTATTACAAGCAGGATATCATCATTGTTGTGATAATGATGATGATCCAACGCATCCGTGTGACCCAGAATTGGCAGATAATTCCGCAGGATTTTATAATCCCGTAGGATGTGGTGCTTCGCGATATGGAGTAAATGCTATCGGTGCAGGTACTGTTAATTTTGCTAACTGGCCGGTTGCAGATGGTGGCACATTTACCGATGCTGGCCAAACACAATACGATAAACTATCATTAGTGTGTAAATTTAACCCATACCACAAAACTGTAAGATATATGAATAATATTATTTTATTCACATGGTAATTGAGATAAATATATAAAAAGAGAAACTAAACATGGCAGACAATGTACAAGACAATAATTATATCATCCCATACCTTACAGGAAACCACACATTTGCTGATTGGGCAAGTCACTATAACACTAGTGTTGTAAACAAACTCAATCTCGGTAAAATATACAATGGTATATCTGGTGAAGGTATTGTGTTTACTCTTGGTACTACTGCCGCCAATGACCCAGTAGGCGGAGATTTTACTTCTATAAATGAAGGTGACCTTGCCGCAGGTACATTTAGATGTAGTATTGCAGATAGAATTCCAAAAGGAATCACCTTTAATCAAGATGTTTCCATTCTTGGTGAATTAAAATATGATTTAAGTAAATTAGAAAGTCCAGCAATTAATGTAAGAGTTGCTTCACCGCAAGGGTATACGGGAACAAAAGGTTTTAATTTTGGTAATCCTATTCGTGTAAAAACATCAAACTCTTCTGGAGAAGAAGGATGTACTGGTCCTCCAAACTATTATTTGGGTAAAGCAGACAATTTAGATTTTGCAGAAGTAATGGGTGTAGTTAGGGGTGTTACTTGGCCTGTAGATGATTCTAATAATCCGCAAGGACCATATACAAAGAATAACACATATATTGATGTGGTTCTTTCTGGTAGAATTAAAGGTGATTTTGGTGCAAGGAATATAAACTCAGAAGGAAACACTGCAATTGCTTGGCACGATTCACCCACCAACACAGGTTTAACTGCCGGTGAAATTTACTTCGTAAATCCTGGAACTAGCGGGGGCATAACTCCACTAGAACCTACAATTGGAGGTCAAGTATCCAAACCCATAATTATGGGCCTCACTGGAGATGAGGGGATTGTTCTTAATTATCGAGGACAATTCTTGCAAGGCAGTGGTACAGGTGGAACAGGTGGCATTAACGACAACAGATTCTGGATTGCGCCCGATAATACGGACTTGGTTCGGGGTGTTGTTGCAAGATTTGATGGTTCTAATTGGCAAAAGGCTTTTGCTCCGTCAGAATTAAGTGATTCTGTTGGATTGGTTGCTGATAGAGTTACTCTAGATGGAACAGATTATATTGAAATTGTTACTTGTGGTCACTTAAATAATATTCCTGTTCTTGGTGATGGTAAGGGTTCAACACCAACAGGATTAGTATATGTTGATTCTGACGGACAATTAACTTCTACTGCACCATCGGGTTCTGCAAAACCATTTGCGGTTGTCTGGCCGGATAGTGCTGGCAGTGGCACTCGCAGAGGTGTAATTATAAATCAAACTCATTCTGGTGGAGGTGGTGGTTCTAGTACTGCTGAAAGTACTTGGAGGGGTGGAGATGTGAGTGGGAATTGGGCCTTCCGTTCTTCTACTTCTGGAGGGGCAACATACGGCTCCGCTGTCAACGAAAACCTAATGGTCAATGGTGGATTTGATA